TAAAACAATTAATAGTTGGGGTAGAGATAGTCGCGGACGTATAGCCACTGAATTTGTATTAGGTGGTCAAAAGGTTACGAACGGTGATGATGAGCATGATGGTGTCATGGTACAAGCATTCCCTAAAGGAGGTCAAGGCTGGCATCTTGGTAAAACAGGATCCGGGCATATGAACAAACATTCTGTAGGTATTGAGTTAAACAACTTTGGTTATCTTAAGAATGGTAAAACATATGCAGGTCAAACAGCTATCGAATCTCAAGTGTGTACACTAAAAGAACCTTTTAAAGGTTATATTGATTGGCATGCTTATTCTGAAAAACAAATCGTGGAGTTAGAGAAGTGGTTGAGGTTCGTGGCAGAAAGAGATAATATTGATTTGAGAGTCGGGTTAGTTCAATGGATTAAAAAGCAAGGTGCTTTCAAAGCATTTGATTTTCAAGAAGACGCCTATTATGGAAAAGTGAAAGGATTATTAACACATACTAACGTTAGAAAAGATAAGTTTGACTGTTATCCTCACCCGGATTTAGTTGACATGCTTGTTAGTTTATAAATCAATTATTATGGCATTAGTAAATAAAGTAGAACAAAAAGCAAAGGTAACTGTTGATCAAACAATAGAATACCAAATAGTGACTTATTGTTTCTTTAATGAAATTCAAATTAGTAATGCTGACTTAAAGTGTTTAGCTGATTTAGCTAAATCAAATGAAATAGAACTTACAGTGTTCTGTAACAATGTAGCTGAAAAGGGGATCTTTAAAAGTCCCCAATCAGCACGTAATGCTATTTCAAAAGCCAGTAAGAAAAACTTAATTTTAAAGAACGGAGTAAACAAAAAAACAATATCAATCAATCCTGTGATAAACGTACAAATAAATGGTAACGTATTACTGGACTATAAAATTTTAGGGCTTGAATCCAAAACATCATAAAGAATTTAGAAAAGGTATAGCTCAAAAAGTAAATGTGCACCAAGATGTTGTAGATGACTTTATTGATTTCTATTATGCAAAACTTAGACGCGGTTTATCTGAGCTATCTTATCCTTTTATTAATGTATTTGGATTAGGGACCTTTAGTATAAGAAAGAAAAAATTAAGAGAAGCCATTAAGAAGAATAAAAGCTTTTTAAATAATCTAGAAAAAACTACCTATAATGGATATGAGAAACATATTACGGTACAGGAAAAATTAGATCATATGGAAAGCGCAATGGTAGAAATAGAAAAACTTGAAGAAGAAAAGAAAGCATTTAAAACCAAAAAAAAATGAATATAAAATCTTTAATAGAAGCGTTTAAAAATTTAGACAAAATTATAGCTGGCGCATTTAACACTCTTTTTAAAAGAAGACGTGTAGAAGCTGTAGCTAAAAAAAGAATGAGTATTTGTAACAAATGTGAACTCCTTGATACAGAGGGAAGTAACTGTTTTGTAACAGGTACCCAACCATGTTGTAGTGATTGTGGTTGTAGTTTAGCACTTAAAACAAGGTCTTTATCATCAGGATGTCCTAAAGGAAAATGGGAAGCTGTAATGACAGAAGAGGAAGAAGAACAATTAAACCAATAATTATGACAGTAACAGAAATAGTACAAGATTTATTAAAATATAATATGATTACAGCAGAAGCTGCGGTTGTATTATTAACAGCACAGGCAGAAGCTAATATTAAAATTAGCAATGCTAAAGAAACAGCTTGCGCACAGTATTGGTATTCAACAACAACTAAATAATAATACTATGAGTGTAATATTTAAAGAAGAAGGTCATGTGTATGAAAGCAATGATCAGGATAATATAGATTGGACTAGTGTAACTTCTTTTATAGGAATGTTTAAACCTAAGTTTGATGCTAAAGCTCAAGCTAAGAAATCCGCTAAGAATAAAAAATCTAAATGGTATGGGATGACTGATAAAGAAATACTAGCTGCTTGGGAAGGCGAAACACAAAGAGCAATTAAACTTGGTAACTTTTATCATAATCAACGTGAAGCAGATATACTTGATTGTCAGACAATTGAGCGTGATGGTTTTGAATTACCAATTATAAAACCTGTAATATCAGATAACGGTGTCAAAATTGCACCAGAACAAAAGTTAAAAGATGGAATTTATCCTGAACATTTTGTTTACTTAAAATCATTAGCTATATGCGGCCAAGCTGATTTAGTTGAGATTGTAGATGGTCATATTAATATTACAGATTACAAAACAAATAAAGAAATTAAAGAGAAAGGTTTTACAAACTGGGAAGGTATAACATCTAAAATGTACAACCCTGTAAATAACCTTGATGATTGTAATTTAAACCATTATAACCTACAACTCAGTATTTATGCGTATATTATTAAAAAGCACAACCCTAAACTAAAAATAGGAAAGCTTGTAATTCAGCATGTTAAATTTAAAAAAGTTGGTGAAGATAAATTTGGTTACCCTATCAATGAACATGTTGATGGAGAACCTGTTTTAGATGAAATCAAAATGTATGAAATGCCTTATCTAAAAGATGAAGTATCAAGTTTGGTAATGTGGCGTAAAGATAACATGAAATAAATTAAAATTATGATAGTAAAATTATTTGATATACAAAATGGAAAAGTAGTACCTACAGAGCACTGTTATACTTTAACTTTTCTAAAGGATTTAATGGAAGCTTATCCTGATACTTATATGAGCATTTATCAGTATTTATTTTACATGACATGTCCAAACCCGGATATGAACCCGTTTTTTAATTTACCAGAGCACGAGAAAGAAGACATTATCATAGAAGAAATTGGTTTTGAAGAATCACCGGAAGATGCTAAGATAAGATACTCCGTTGAAATGTGCAGTAAGATGTATGAAACACCTACATACAGAGCGTATAAAGGGATTAAATCAATGCTTGATAGATTGGCTCGTTATATGGAAACAACAGCCATAGAACACGGGAGAGACGGTAATATTAACTCAATGGTTAATGCTGCAGCCAAGTTTGAACAAATAAGAGCCTCTTATAAAGGAGCTTTTACAGATATGCAAAATGAACAGAAGAGTTCAGTGCGTGGTGGAGCGGGATTAGCTTATGATCAAATGTAATGACAAAAGAAAAACAAGAATGGAACTTCTTATATTGGGAAGAACCAGAACCAAAAAATAATAAACCAAATGATAGACAAAACAAAAAAAACAATAATAACTCCACTGGGAAAAAAAGTTCTAATCAAACCAAAAGAAAAACTTAAGTTTGTACCAGGAACAAGTATTATTATACCTGAATCAGCATTAGAAAAAGAATACAAAGGTCATGTAGTTTCTATAGGAGAAGAAGTTACTACAATTAAACCTGGCCAATTAATTCAATATGCTGACTATTGTGTACCAACAGAGTTAAAACATGAGAATGAAAAACATTTACTTATTAATATAGGTGATGTATTTGCAATATTAGAAGAAGTTGATGTATAAATCAGTACCAACATATGAGAATGGAGTTTGGTCTTCCACGGATTTTGAAACCATGGAAGATTTTAAAACTTTTCTTTTATCTATATTCAAAGAACCTGGAGAATATGAGTTTGATGAAACTTCTTTAATATTTAATGAAGAAGCTAGAAGGTTTAACAAAGAAAATGTTTTTTGCCTAGCTCCTTTTAGATCTAAAGATTTTATTGAGTATTGGGATGACCAAAAAAATAAATGCCGTAATGGAGCCATTTATAAAAACGGTAGCCTTACATGGTATCTTACAAGGGACTATTACATGTGGTTAAATTTTCTTCCAATATATGATAAAGAGGAGAAGAAGTATGGTTTTGCTAAAGTTCGTGATGCTCAGTATCATATGGCTTTATATGAATGGTTAGCTGAACTACATTATCAACATGCGGCTATATTAAAGAAACGTCAGATAGCATCTTCTTATTTTCACATGGCTAAAATATTAAATACATATTGGTTTGAAGAAGGTAGTACGTGTAAAATTGGTGCATCACTTAAAGATTACATTAATGATAAAGGTTCATGGAAATTTCTTGATGAATATAAAACTTTTCTCAATGAGCACACAGCTTGGTATAGGCCTAGTAATCCTGAAAAAGTTTTATTATGGCAACAACAAATTGAAGTTAAAGTTGGAAATAGAAAAACATCAAGAGGACTTAAATCTAAAATACAAGGTGCATCTTTTGAAAAAAATCCAACAACTGGGGTAGGGGGACCAACAACTTATTTCTTTCATGAGGAAGCGGGTATTGCCCCTAAGATGATGCAGACATATGAGTACTTACGTCCTGCAATGTCATCCGGTATGGTAACAACAGGTATGTTTATAGCAGCAGGATCAGTGGGGGATTTGGATCAATGTGAACCATTGAAAGATATGGTGATGAATCCTAAGAATAATGACATATACGCTATAGAAACTAATCTTATAGATAAAGATGGAACTATTGGTATGGCTGGATTATTTATCCCAGAACAACATTCAATGCCACCTCATATTGATAAGTATGGTAACTCTTTAGTGGAGCAAGCTCTTGCCGCAATATATGCTGAAAGAAAAAAATGGAAAGCTGAACTTGGTGCAGAACAATACCAACTGCGTATATCACAGAAACCAACTAATATAGCAGAAGCATTTGCTTTCAGAAAAGAATCTATATTTCCTCAAGGTATTCTTTCTCAACAACTAAAGAAGATTGAAGAAAAAGAATATTCTTACGAGCATATAGAATTAGAAAGAATGCAAGAAGGTATTGTTGCAAAACGTTCTAACAAACTACCTATAACTAAATTTCCGGTAGATAAAAAAATGCAAGATAAGACGGGTGTATTAGTTTGTTGGGAAAGACCTACAGCTAACCCTGAGTTTGGAGCTTACTACGCTTCTATTGACCCCGTATCTGAAGGTAAAACAACCACATCAGATTCTCTATGTTCAATCTTTGTGTATAAGAATGCTGTGGAAATAAGAAGAGAAACAGCACATGGGTTAGAACACTTTGTAGAACCTGCTAAAATTGTAGCTACTTGGTGTGGTAGATATGATGATATTAATAAAACACATGAGCAA